TGTTCCATGCCCCATAGCCAGCTTTACTTTTGTAGCATCCGACTCCTGACAAACCAGGGAAAAAGTACATTCTTCTCCTGTGATAAAAGCTTCAACCGCTCCTACAGCCTCGTCAATTTCAATAAATTCTAGGGCTTGGGAATAGGCCAGGGTTCCACCCTCTTCGGATACTTGAACAGTAACCTCAGTGGCTAACCCGCTGTCAATAACAAGAACCCCGGGTCCCACGTGAATTAGGTTAGTATTCACTGCCATGCGTTATCACTCTCCTTCGATGGTGTCTATGTTAAATTGCAGCCGGCAGGCTCTGAGAAATCCTGATTCTACCGCCAGGACTCCACTTATAAATCCATCCCTGACTTCAGGATTATAACCATATCCGTGCCAATTGCTTTCTTTACTTAGAATGGCTTCGGCTGCTGAGGCCAACCTCTTGATCTGTGATTCCAGTTCATCCTGGTCTTGGTTGACCTGGTAGAATTCGATATTCAGGTAATGCCTCCAGGTGTATTCCTCTACTTTGGAAAAACGTAAGTAGGATATTTTACAGGCAGGGTAGTTTACTATCATAGATTCATCTATCTCTCTAGAGAAGTACTCCAGAGGGATGGGAGTGGTTATTCCCTTACCATTTACCTCATCTTCTCGGGATAAGGCAGTTTCAATATTTAACTGCAGAACATTCTTACAGGTATCAGTTATAAGCTCGGACCTTGGCATCTCATCACCTCGGAGGTCTCAGTTCATTCTGTCTCTGCCAGGGAATTACTTCATCCCATAGCCAATCGTGCATAATGCTAACCCACTTATTTTTCTGCTGTTCAGTTAACACAGCCGGCGGACGGGCCGACATATTTCTGGTCCCTTTTTGATGTATCAACCCTAGGTTCCATCTGCCGTTCCTGGTTCTCAGTTTTGTTCCTATAGAAACTTGGCTATCTGTAGCTTCATAAATGTGATTAGGATCACCAGATTGAGTTAAACTGGCCCGTAGTTTGCCGGTTAAAACTAAAATTGGCTGACCTGGATATCTGGATTCCTTCCACAGTCTATACTTGGGGCTTAACGGTTCCCATGGAGATTTACCTCCAAAGGCACCTTCCTGAGCAAAAGTATCATGCTCCCCACTAATAAAGTCTCTGTGGATCAGGTCCCAAGCGGGCTGCATGTTGGAGAGATCTTCTCCTACTCGATCAAGCATACGGGAGAGCTGAACCTCTCCCGCTACTTCAAACCTAAGATGAAACATCTTTTATCACCACTGATCCGTGTTCATTTTCCACATCGGGGTAGAGTCGGCCATGGATGACCAAGGCGAATTTACTGATCCCGCCTTGGTCGCGCTACCGAATACCATTTGATCGGATATGATCATGCTTAACACACCTTCGGACAGCTTCTCCCACTCCTTGGCCTTATTGCTTTCTCCCTGCTGAGCTGCGTATAGGATCCGCCAGCACTTCGCAGCAGTTAACTGAGCAGCCACAGGTTTGAGGATTGCGACAGCAGCCGCGTCAGTCACAGGGGTAACGTAATATTTAGCCAGTCTATTGTCGATATATCTGTCGGTGTCAGCGATATAAACGGCTAACTCGGTTGAGGTAATTCTAGACGTAGAGGAAAAGGTAAATCCTGTATTACCAGTAAGCTTAAGCAATCCCTCTACATCGCTCTGGCTATGATAAGCCATGATCTACACCTCGCCTTAACCTACCTTAGATCCCACTGCCAGCTGGTATAGGCCGTAGCCAACATTGTATCGAGCATCAACGCCATACAGGAACTGTTTCTTCATGAAGGCATTGTAGTCATCCGGACGGTCGAGTGCAATGAAATCAGGACGCTTCCGCATCTGCAGGATAACCGGTTTGAGGGGCCGCTTAGTGCATAGAATCATCCAATCAGTGGTGTCGGAAAAATAAGGACTCACGACCAGATTTTTCAAAACGCCTTTCATTGTGTTAGTTGCTCCGTATGCATCGAAGTCAGCAAATAGTAATTTTCTGGCCGTTCCCTCAAGCTCAGGAGGAACTGCCAAAGTGTCAAACTCGATGTTCAAAGGTCGCCCAGTATAACCTTTTAGCCTGCGTCCGGCGGTCAACGCACTCTGCAATCCAGTTGCATCCAAGGCAGCGGTGATTAGGTTAGATTGAGCAGAGCCATCGGCCAGCGGGTGATCAGTGGCGAAGAAATACTTCCCATCAAAGCAAGTGCCAGCGAATCCCGCTGCCAACAACGCAAATACCAACTCATCCGGATGCATCTTGGCGGCCATGGCCAAATCTTGGATCCTGGGCTTAATTTGACCCAGTTTATTGTCTTCCATGGAGTTACGATCAACTGCGATAGTGGATTCCCAGTCTTTGTTCTTGATGTTAAAGGTAAATTGCTTCAGACCTTCAAGGGATCTTTCGTCAATCCATTCTTTCATCCCTGGAACTTCAGCTACCCAGGAATAAACCTCGGTTTCGGTGTCGGAAGGAGCCTCCATGGCCACTTTCATCCATTCAGGAACGGTTGCCTCGAAAGTCTCCCCATAGATAGCACGCAACCCTTGATAGGTTGCGGACAAGAAATCAGAAGTTACAACTGCCATTTGGTATCATCCTCCTTGGTTCAATTTGATTTGATTTTTAATTGGTTAAGTTATTGTAGAGTATTTAACTTAAGGGTTAACTAGCTGGTTTTTAACTTGCTCTTTACTTCCAACCAAGCTGCATAAAGATGAAGCTCATCTGTGTTCATCTCTCCAGCAGTGGGAGTTAGTATCAGAGTTAAACTAGATGGAGCCTCCGGTACATCAGCAGCGGCGATAGTCATGGTGTACTCGGTTAAGGTAACCCCTTCAGTTATTTCTGGATCGGCACCTGCGCAGTCAGTATCTCCAGCCCCAAAGAATGCTTCAAAAACCACTTTAGGAGTATCAGTAGCACCAGCCATTTTAGCCAGGATGTGTACAACTGCATCCGCTGTACCATCTATGCCAGGATCCACGAAGGGAACTACTACGGAGATAGCAGTGGGAGTTGCATTACCATCCCAGGCTAGAACCACTTCTTTGTTGGCTAACTGTTGGAATCCAGGCTTTGCTCCAGCGGTAAACTTGGTTAGAGCAGTCCCATCTTCCTCAATGAAAGATCCGATCGGAATAGGAATAACCTTCTGCTCGGAAATTAGGTCCTGGTAAATCTCCTGCACCGCTCCCTCAACGGTAGTCTCAGCAGTGAAGGTTCCTGCGTCCTCGACAGTAATGGCGCTTGCTAAGTGAGCTCCCACAGTATCAGCGATGTGAGTTGCAACATCAGTTTGCAATAGGGCCGGATAGATATTAACCCAGACTTGAGTAGTAGACTCATAGGCAGCAATAACCCCACAGTAAATATCATTGGTCGGGGTGGCAGCCACTCCCACAGTATTATCATCTACCAGGAATACAGGGTCACCGATATTAGCGATTGTGGCAGCAGCAATGTTAAAGAGGAATAAACCCTTTTGCTCCACCCGACATTTCAGAGTTCCATCGCCCACAACCTTCTCGTAGGCTACTCCCTCGAAGATTAACCCTGCGGTATCTGCTCCAGGGATAAGGTATCCATCCGTACCAACACAGACAGCAGCACCCTTGTAAATAGTGCTACCGCTCTTAACGGTTAAAGCAACCAGGTCTCCGTCTTTTCTTTTTCGATTTGCATCAGCTGCTAAGGCAGTCATTGGTTTTACCTCCTTGAAAAATTATTTATTTGGATTTTTAAAAATTATTGATGTATGCCAGCTAGGGCTTATTCTTTACCCGGCGTCTTCATCCAGGCAGGTATTCCTTTCTCGAATTGATCTTCCGTTAGCCCAAGCATCTTGGCTACTTCGCTTTGGGGTTCGGATAGCTTCTTGGATCCTCCACTACCGCCGTCTCCGCCTGCCCCTGCGTGACCTTTTTCGCCAGGAATAACCTTCGGCAGATCGGCAATGATTGGCTCAATTGCTTCCGGGCTGGACATAAATAGGGGCTTAAATTTCTCCGCCAGCTGTACCGTCATACGACCCTCGCGGAAAGCATCCTGGGAGATCTTTTCCCACCGGGTGTTTTTTGCATCTTCAGCTAACTTAACGTTTGCCTCAGACAGTAACTTAACTTGGGCTTGGGCCGCAATCACAGTCTCAGAAAGGGTCTTTACCTTTTCAGATAACTGGATAGTTTGCTCATCGGGTTTCGGATCAGCTTTTGGGGGATCAGTCTTCTTTTGCGCAGCGGCCATAATAGCCCCCAAAATCTCAGTTTCAGTTGCAGTTTCACTTAACCCCAGGGCCTTTAAATGTTCAGCTGTAAGTTTCACGTCTGGCTCTCCTCCTTGATTATTGTTAATTTGGGCACCTTTGGTTTGTTCCCTAAAAACAAATCCAAGGGTCTCAATGATTCCCTCGGATAGAATAATGGGTTCCATATGCTTTATGAAGGGCCTATTGGTTAATGCCCCACCAAACAGTACATTTTTGTACTTCTGACCAGTCTCCGGATCGGTCCACTCGAAGTCGAAGTCAGCACTAAAATAGCGGTAAATTCCTTCTCTGATTAATTGCTCCCCTCGCCACGTCCACTGAATCTCAGCCATAAGACTGAACCCGTCGTCATCAGGATGAGGGATCTTCCACAACTTTTTAAACCAACCCTCTGCTCCTTCTTCTGGCTTGTGCTCTTGGTCTACAGCTAGATCAACCCCGCGAACGTTGTTGTAGAAGCTGGCGATAAAACCGTCTATAGATTTTTCGGTGATTTTGATATCACCGTACACCGGATGGACCCATTCCCCAGTTCTGAGAATCTCCACAATCGATGTAGAAGAATACTGCATCCCAGATGGAGCAGGGGTTAGCATGTCCTCGCCTAGGGCAATAAGCCCCCTAAACCTACCTGTTATTTCACTGGCTTTAATCCAGGTTTCTCCATCCTTTTTATACCCGGCATTGCCCACAGCCTCCCAGGCAGCAACGGCAGAATCAGCTTCATCATTATCATTTATCGCATCGTTGTAGATTTGCGCCCATATCTTCTGAGCTTCTTCCGGAAGTTTGAGTACCTCTTCTGGCAAGTCATCAAACTCACAGGTTGGAGGGTCATCCTTCTTACCTGCCTTGGGAGATGTTTTACCACCAGCATAACCCCTGGCCTTGCGAGCGGCTTCATCGGCATCCATACCGCTCTTAATTAACCAGGCCTTCTTAGACTTATACCGTTTGTTGGAGTTTTTTCCATCAATATCAACTCCCACCTATTATTCACCTCCCTTCTCAGCAGGAATAAAAATAACCAGCGTCGAAATAATACTGGTATGAAAAAGAAAAATTTAATTCAATTGGAATTTGACTCCGCCCAAAAAGGTAGGCGCAAACCAAAACAGAAAAAGGTTACTATCGAGGTCAGGCTTGATGAAGATATTGCTGCTAAATTGGAGGGCAGCGGATACTATACCTACGGCAAGCTGACCAATGATGATCGGATTAGACGCTTAGCTCCGATTTTTTGGGAGCAGTTGGAACGAATATTAGACCGTTGGCAGCACCGACCAGGTGGTTCTCTTAACCCGGATGAGTAATGCTATTGGCTCACCAGATGCCCGTGTTTTTTAAGCAATTCTTCGGGCGGCATTTCAAAAGTAACCTTCGGCTGAGGCTGCTCCTCTGGCATAACGTAAGCATAGATACACCTGCATTTGCTATGTATTGGCGGCTTAAAACGCTTAGCTTCCACGGTCCCTGCATCAATAATCATATTGTCTAGTTTCCTGCATAAGTCACAAGTGTTTTTATCTAATATGGCTGAATATTGAATCCTCTTTACCCCTGCATTTTCCGCTACAAAGTCCCTGCCTGAATTAACAGCCCACGCCGTTTGTGCCGTTGCATGACCCATTAGCTCTTTTTCCATCGCATCCTCAAGTCTAGTTTTGATGCCTTTGATATTAGGCTTATCTCCGGAGTCTACCGCGTTAATAACCTCAAAAACAGTAGCGGCCTTAAGAGCTGTCAAAACTTTTTCTGATACCGTAGCGGCTCGTAAAGCTAAGACCTGTTTAGTCTTGGATGGCACTTCTGGAGCATCCACTTCCAATTCTCCAACAGCTTGCTCTGCACCAAAGCCAAAAATATCCGTCAGAAAATTAACTATATATGACGTCAAGGGGCTACCGTCAATAGTGAGCTGAGCCATTTCATCCCATTTACCAGCATTGGCTAGAGTGGAAGCCTGGGTAAGAAATACCGAAAGCTGATCGCCGGTTATTTTGATTCCTTGCTTCACAAACTCAGCTTCAGCCGTGTCGAATTTATTATCAATCTCGACCAGTTTGATTCTTTCCTCGTACTGTGTTAAATCGCGCCGCCAGATCTTTTCAGACAGTTTTTTGGGCTGAGTGGTATTTATTTTATATACAAACTTAATTTCCTCTTCATCCTCTTTAACTGTCTCAAACCCATATTTTACAGCCAGGTTGCGAGAGACTTCGTTACCTGGCTGAGTAACCCAGAATATTCTGTTAAGCTCGGGGAACTGATTGATCACTCCCTCAAGCGCCTTGGTTAATAAATCATTAGCAACGCCTTGATCTCTAAAATCGGGATGTACGGCTAAATTAAAATAAGCCCTTTTCCCAATCAGCCGGCACTCAATGAATCCTTTACCGTCAATTACTTTTCGGTACTGAGCGTCATCGTAAAACCACCGCTGCCCTAATTGTGATTTATCCTGCTTATTTAATGCTTTAATAATCGCTTCGACCTGCTTTAGGCTATCTTTTGATTCCTCGGATAGTTTAATATTTTCGCTGGCTTTCTTTGGCTCTGGTTCGGGCTCAGGAGGCGTTGGGATGGCCCCGCCCCTAACCGTTTCCTCATCAATCTCCGGCAATCCCAACAGA